CTGGAACAGTTTCATTATTTCCATTAATACGCCAGAAAGAATTACAAGAGTCTGCTGCAGCAGTATCTACAGTTGCAGCTTGTATCATCATCCAAGCGCTTCCGTTAAAATAGTGAAAGGCTTTCACGCTGGTATTGTAAACCAGCAAACCACTATCCGGTGAAGATATAGCTGACATTTGCGCAGCACTCATACGGGGCACCAGCAAACCCTTATTTCGGCTTCTGAATTCAGCAACAGCACTCGGGCATATACCGCTGTCACCAACTATCACATTACTGCGGATAATCATACTGCCGCGTATGTCCCCGTTTTTATTGATGGGTGACCAGGTAGTTTGTGATTTTACATGGCAGGCCAGCAGAATCATTAAAGAGAAAAGAATCAGTTTTACTAAAGCTAATTGGTAAGTTTTCATGTTCGGTTATTTATAGTGCTTGAATGTTTACTTCGGTATCGGTCAGCTCACGTTCCGGTGTTTCATCCGGTACGCTTACTATTATTTTGTTAGTAGGGTCTGCCGGGTCACGCACCCAGGCGTATTCGGTTGCCTGTCCATTGGCCAGGAAGAAAGTGGCGAATCGAGCTTTTTTACCCAACGAATGGTTCACCGTATTATCTCCGGGCACCAGGGTAACCGTCATGCTTTTAGCGCTGGCATGGTTGCTGTTGGTAACGGCATTCAGAAAGTTTTCAATCAACGTCCAGTTGTTATCTACTTCATCTTTACTAAGGCTGCCACCTTTGGTGACGAATTTTGCGAGTATCATATTATCCGTTTATCAGGTTTATGTTAATGGCTTCTGCCAGATTACTAACTGCCGGTATGGGCTTTACATATATAGCATCCCAATAGCCTGTTTCTACATAGGGCACAAACAGCGGTGGAAACACCGGAGTATAAACCGGATAACCTTCCTCGGTATAGCTGCTGGCCGAACCGCTTACCACCTGGGTTTTGCGCTGACTGTAATATTCCATGATACCCTGGTTAGTATCGGTCAGTCGAGGCACCGGTGTTTGTATCAATACCTTTACACCGGGTATCAATAAACTATGCAGGCTTAAATCAAGCACCGGGTTATCTTTCATTATTTCAAAAGCACCATCATAGCACCCGTATTCCTGAAGGGCTAAGTCTATCACGCTTTGCCGGTCACCGGCTGTTATCTGTTTAAATGCGCTCACTGGTAAGTTTAAAAGTGGTGGTTGTAATGCTTAAATCAATTACCCGGCTGCCATCGGCAGTAAACTGGCCTATCACTTCTCTGCGAAGAGTCAGGGCCATACTGCCGCTCAGCTTCACGTTCACTATCCTGCGAATGCCTATACCCATCAGCGGGTCATTGCGCCAGTCTCCGGCATTACTGCGCAATAACAACTTAGCGTTTTGCCCTTCGCAGAGCCCCACCACAAAGTCACCGGCTTCAATCCGCACTTCGTTGTTATCGTTCAATAAAATATCCTTAGCCTCCATGTTTTACCTTACTGTTTTTTAAATCGTTCACCGATGTTTGCGGATTGATGTTTACTGTATTGACAGATAGTGGAACTGCTGTTAAGCCGCCATTATTTCCATTGGAATGCACGTGTGTGTTTGCCCAGCTTGCAAGCTCATTTACTTTCTGCTCCAGGCGGTTAAACTTGCTTACCACTTCCTGTATTTTCACCAGCTCTCCAAAGTTGCTGCCGTTCAAATGAATCTCTCCGTTATCCTTCAGCTCGCACTTACCACCATTTTTAAAAAAGAACGCTGCACTATCAATCTCATCATACTGTATCACCTGCCAATCGGCTTCCGTGCCTTCTACCATCGCTGCCACCACATAACTGTCGGCTTTGGGTATTATCACTATACCCTTATCGTTTCCGCTTTCACGCGCTTTCAGCTTTACCTGGTAAAGCATCAGGCCATCGCCTAAGTCAACATCGCAGGTGCATTTATCGGTGTCAATGTTTTTGGCCTTGCCTCTGCGCTGCTGTTTTTTAATCAGGACTTTCGCAATCTTTAAAATGGCTTCTCGTATTTCTGCTGCAAACTCCATATTATACTTTGGGGCCCAGGGTAATTACCTGCCTGATGCTTTTTACTCCGTGTGTGGTTTCAACTGCGTCTATAAAATACTCACCGGCTCGCTCCGGCATTCTCCAATCTTTAATCACGGCTATGTTGCCGTGCTGAACAAAAGGCTCTCCAAACGCGGTGATGGTGCCCCGGTAGCCATCATACTTCATTCGCTCATACAGCGCATCGGCTTCTTTCTTTAAATCGCTCTCGCTGCGGTTGTAAAAATCAAGGCAGCGCTCTTCGCCATCAGCATCACCGGTAGTAATCACCTTTTTGCTGCCATCGGGCAGATGGTTGGTTACCTTTATCTTCAGCTTCACCTCGTCCTTATTCTTCCACTTCAATTCTTTCCAGCTGATCACATTGCGTCCGTATTCAAATTCACGTTTCACCCATTTAGCCGGGTCGGTTTCGTAGGGCTTGCCAACCGTTAACAGCCCGTTGCGGAAAAAGCATACCAGGCCGTAATCATCTTTCAGTTTCTGCAGGCACTTGGCAGCGCTCAAATCTTCAAACCGCAAAGCGCCCAGGCTCACCTTATCGCCCAGCACATCAAACTGCCAGGTAGCATTGGTTTTTTCTTTCAGCCAGGTCAGTATCGTATCTACATCTGCATTGGCCCAGCTCTTATTCAGCTTGCCGGTTTGCTTCAGCTGATACATTTCATCTTCGCATTCAATAACTGCTACTGCCGTATCGGCATTAAATGAAGTTACATACCCTCTGAACCGCTCCTGCATACCATACTCCTGGTAACCGCTTTTAAAAACTACTTCATCGTTATACCACAAATAATCTTTCAGGTACAGGCCGCGTTTCGTTTTCAGGTTACGCGGTATTTTAATAGTAGCCGTGTCGGTCAGGTTTTTCCAGCTGCTGCTGATAGTCACCTCGTTCACATAGTCAAAGAACAGTTCATCAATAGTCAGTTCACATTGCAGGCGCAGCATTATACCTCTCCTTGTAATTTTAGCGCCACTGCTGAATCGCTGTAGGCCGTAAATTCGAATGCCTGCGCATGTTGCACCCCTTCCAGCGGCACCCATCGTAAATCATCTATTACCACATCAAACACATATAGATCGTTCAGCAGTTTATTGGCTACCGGCACCGCTACTTTTGCAGCTTCAAAAGCGGCCAGGCCATCGCGCTCCTTTTTAGGATAGGCACCATCACCCAGAAAAATGCCCTTTACATTCATTACAAAATCACCATGACTGCCATATTCTTTCACCGAGCCATCGCGGCCTTCTACATCGGTCATCTCCATGTTCTTTTTCCGGCTTATCTCCACCATCACTATGGGCAGTAGTAAACTGGCCATGCCTATGGTTCTGGTACCGGTACTGTCGGTTTCTTTGTAACTGAAATTCTCAAACTGCCAGGGCATTAATACCGCATGGCCCAGAGCACCCACCTGCTCTACCTCTTCCTCGGTATATACTTCCACGTTTTCAAAGGCAAATGTCTTTTTCAGCAAACCAATATTCTCCGCGCTGAATGCCGGAGTAATTGCCTGAGCTGTGCCGCCTTGTAAACTGAATTGTATCGTCTGCATGTTATGTGTTGCTGATAGCCACTTCAAAATCTCTCACACCGCCTATCAAACTCTCATGAATGATTTTCCTGATTTTGTGCGCCTGCTTTTCAATATCATCTATACCGCTGGCTACTATGTTTACCTCGCCCAGCTTTTGAATGGTAACCTGTATAGTGCGGCTGCTGCTTCCACCGCCACCGGCAGCAGAGCTCACGGTAGAGCTGCCTGTTTTATCGCCTGCAGCGGGAACGGTTCCGGTGGGTGTGCCGCCTGCTACCAGGCTGGTAATGCTGGTGTCTTTACCTTCTTTCTTATCGGCTGCAAGAGAGGCAATTCCCTTTTGCTGGCCGCTGGCATAAGCCTTACCCATTTCTTCGCCCACCCGGCCCATATCGGCAATGCCTGATTTCAGCATATCAAAATCTAACAGGAAGGTGCCCAGGATAACTTTACCCAGGGCTTTGAAAATGGTAAACAGATTACTACCAACTACCTTAGCGGCCTCCCATAAACCGTATAAGGTTGCGCGGAATGTTTCGCTGCTTTGCCACAGCTCATACATGATAAGTGCAAAACTTGCGAAGAATCCAATTACTAAACCAATTGGGTTTGCATATAAAACTGCATTAAGCCCTTGCTGAGCTATCGTCAATGCAGTAGTTACTGTTGCCAGTAAACTTTCAGCAATTACACTGCGCATCATCCACATGTACTGAATAGATTGAAGAGCTGTAGTAATGGCGAGACCAATTTGCCATCCGGTATATACTGCTGCGATGGCTGCAATGGCAGTTCGGTATTCCCAAAAGAATTTAACAATAGGCAGAAGGAAGTTGTAAATGCCTTTCAAACCACTTTCAACCGTAGGTAAAACTCTAATACCAAAGTCAAACAGCACATGTATAGCTGGCTTAATTTTGTTGAATATCTTTTCGCCTATTTCTTCAAAACTGGCTAAGATGTTACCCAGCTTACTGGCAGTAGCATCACTGCTATTTTTAAGGGCCTCAAAAAAGTTTCCACCCTTACTGGTCAGGTTAGAAAATATCTGGTTGATGGTTTCTATGCTCACCCCGCTTTGTTCTACACTCTTACGCAAAGCCACTCCTGATTTGCCGGTTATCTTTTCCAGCTCCTGCCAGATAGGAATACCGGCAATAGCAAACTGGTTTAAGTCCATCGTATTGGCTCGCTGGGCGCTCACCATTTTACCATAGTTATCTACCAGGCCCATAAACTTCTGGCTGTTACCTAAACTCAAATCGCCCAGGGTTTCAATAACCGGTAATACGCTTTTTGCATTCACACCAAAACCCAACAGGCTCTGTCCGGCATTCAATACTTCGGCATTACTAAACTTCGTGTTTTTACCAAACTCTTTTAAGCTGCCTACCAGCTTATCAGCTAAACCTACATTGCCCTGCAGCAGGGTTCTGTAATTCAGGTTTACCATTTCCATATCGCTGCCTATTTCGAAGATGCTGCGGCCTATTTCGGCTAAACCAATACCGGCAAATGCTCCGGCTACTAATCCGGCAATACTGGTAAAGGTGGCTCCCATGCCCTGAGCAGAGCGCCCGATATGACTGATTGAGCTCTCCGTTTTGGCAGCCAGGTTATCGGTAGATGCCAGCGCCCGGTTAACTCCTGCCAACGGGCCGGTAACTTTTTCGGTAAGACTATAAATCCACTCAGTGCCTAACATGGCTATTGTTTTTTAAGTATTCCGGTTCTTAGTAGTAATTGTTCAATCTCGCGGGCTATCAACAGGGCGTTGTGTCCCGCTATGTATTGCGCTTCGGCTACCAGCTGCGCCCATTCCTCATCATCCAGGTTAGCCGGGTTAACCCCGAAATAATGTTTTATCAGGGCGCTGCCTCGCACCAGGTCGAGCTCGGCAGCGTCCGTGATGGTGCGGGCGCTTAGAGCTTTTTTATTTCGGCCTCTCTGACCTGAATGATTTCGCCAAATTTGCTCATGGCAGCCATCTTAATATCCTCATCCTTTTCAAAGTCCGGGTGACCGCCTAAAAAGCAGGTATTGTAAATTACCTGGGTTGCTTTCAGCGGGTTATCCTTGTTAGCTGCAGTAGCCATACCCAATTCGTCTATTTTGGGTTTGCGGAAATATCCGGCCAGTTTCTTATCGCCCGCTTCGTTGGGCACTTCAATACAAAAAACGCTTTTGTGTTTTTCCTTCCAGTCATTAATCTGGTCGGCATTCATTTCTTCGAGGGTGATGATGGCTTTACTCATGATGGTTTAAATTTTAGTTGCGGGAGCAGGACTCGAACCTGCGACCTTTGGATTATGAGTCCAACGAGCTACCGTCTGCTCCATCCCGCGCTGTATCTTACTGGTTGCGGAGAATACCGCCTATGAACACCGGCAGTTCATACACCAGCTCGTTATTATCGTTCTTAGCTTCGCGCACAGTTCCTTTAAAGCGGATGCTGATGAGCTTATCGTGTTTGATAATCTGCTCGTTATCGTCCATGTAACTGACACCGATAGGAAATGCCTTGATAGCGTTGATTTTTCCGTTAGGAGCCACTCGCTCCAATGCATCCAGCACAAAGGCTTTTACAGTGATGCTGGCCTCATACTTACATTCTTTCTCAATGTAACCCTGCGGCTCACGGCTGCCCATAGCATATACCGGGTCAATATCCTGTGTTTCGCCATACTTAATGGCATCAATACCATCTGATGTAAGGCCGAGAAAATCTGTTTTAATGTCTCCACCGGTATATAACTTACCGTATGCTTCTACTTTCGTCATGATTGCTTAGTTTATGCGTTTAAAAACTATTGTTCAATACTTACCGTAAAGCCCAGCTCACCGCTGATAGCTTCTATTTTTCCAAACGGTACCATCTTCCATTTCACCTTCAGGTTGCGGGTAAGCACGAGCGAGGTAGGCACACCGGCATCGGTTTTTTGTAAAGGATCAATGTAAGTTTTACCCACACTGATTTCTTCATTGTTAGCCATGGTACGGAAAACACCATCACCGCGCTCTTCCAGGGCTTTGGCTACATTACCCGGTATGTATCCGGCTTCGGTCATCCGTATTTTGGTATTGATGATAGGCACATACTTTTCATAAATAGCGCGGTAAGCCTTGTTGTAAATCTCGTTCAGCTCGCTGCGGGTGTAATCGCTGGTGCCAATGGCGCTGGTCATACTTTGAGTAAAGTAGACTCCCGGAGTATTACCGCCAAAGGTTCTTACACCTACATAGCCTTTATCCTTAAACACACCCTGGGTAGTTTGGCTGTAGTTAACCAGCTCCTGGTTACCGAAACCGTAACGTAAAAACTTACCGGCTGCCTTATCCTGCACATTGCCCTGAAAGTTCAAACCTACTTCGGCAGGTGAATCAGAAAGAACCGGCTTGCTGGTTACCATACCACCGTAAGTGCCCACAGCGGCATATCCGTTATGCAGGGAATGGCTTTCGCTCACATCAATATCCTGGGCAATAATCAGCGATACATTCTCCGCATCTTCAGCCAGGGTATCAATAGCCTCGCTGCCGATCGTTGCATCAAAATCGCGGCACTCCAGGTAAACATGAACGGGGCCATGTTCATCGTGCAGCAGGGTAGCGCACTCCTGAGCATTGCGCAGGGCGGTCAGCACATCGGCATCAAATCCGTTCACTGCAGTATCTGCCGTGTAGGCTTCGTCCGGGTTAAGAGCTACCAGAAACCGTTTAATAGTTTGATTGCTCAGCTTAGCCGCGTGATACATTCCATAGTCCTCATCCTTATCGCTCATCACGCTGAGCGGTGTGCTGCGGCTTACCAGATAGAGGTAAAGCGGTTTAGCCGGACGATTGGTTACGCTCTCGCCAAACCCTCTGAAATACTCACTGATGTGGTGATGAATCAATACGTTGTTATCCGTATCATAAGCAGCCGTGAAGCCTTTAGCTTCGGCATCTTCGGGGCTGTAAAAAGGCCCCAGCAAAGTATTGATAGGCCCTGTTTCTTCAATAGCCACACCGCCACACAGCAAACAGCTGATACGGTCGGTTGAATCAGCCTGACGATTAAGGCCGCTTAATTTGTCAATGGTTGCATCACTTAACATGGTTCAGTTTTATTTTAAAGTGCTTTAAATGCGTGTTCAAAAATGTGGGAGGCTAACCGCTGTCAGCCTCCCTTTAAAGTTCGTTACTTCGTTTCTTCGCCTGCGGCTGGCTCCTGGCTTGCTGCAGCTTCAGTATTTGGATTTACATCGCCTTCAGCTCCTGCCTCGGCCTGCTGGGCATCATACTCTTCAATCAGCTTCACTACATCCTTTTTAACCGTCTTTTCAGGAACCACTAAACCAGGGCGCTTGGCTACTTCAATAGCCAGTTCGGCAGTGTTCATTTTATCCAGGGCTTTCACCTTAGTTTCGGTTTCGCCAGTTCCGGCATCAGCTGCTGGAGCTCCGTTGGCCTCTTCTCGGCTTACTTCGGTAATGGCAGAATCTTTCAGGGTTTTAGCGTAAGGTTTGGCATGATGCTCTTTTAAAAACGGACAGCCATCGCTGGTAAAAAATACCTTGTCTGCATGGCCATTGGCTTTCAATATGGCTTGTGCTCTTTGTAATAACTCGGGTGTTTTCATACTACTTTTTTTTGATGATGTTTATAAAAAATTGAATAACAGACTGACAGTGTTTGTAGGCTACCGGTGCAACTGCTATGATGGCTACTAATCCGGCTATGATACTGATGGCATGTTGCAAAGGGGCTATGAATACAGAATCGGCATAACTTAGATCAAGAAGCATAACCATCCGGCTCATCCCGGCAAACAATATTGACATCCATATATCCAGCGTGTGGTTGTGGTGGCTCATTGGCTTATTTCTTCAACTTCGGAAATAAGTCCTGGGCCGTTTTACCCATGCTGTGGCATTTTAAGTTGACCGCCACCGTATCATTAATATCATCTTTCGGAAACTGCTCAATAGTTACTTTACAGTTCTTGGTAGCTGCTCTGAAAAAATCACCTGTTTTATTGTTAGCCGGAGCAAACTGGTTAATCATATCACCCACTCCCCACAGCTTACCGGTAATGCTGAAAGTATCGTTTACACTGACCGGCTTTTGTATCACCTCAATAGAGCTGTGTTGTTTCAGGCTGTTCCATCCGGCACAGCTGGAAATGAACATCAGGCCGAGGGCGATGAGTAGTAAGGGAACTATCTTTTTAAATGGAACCGTTACAGCTGTTTTAGTGCCCATACGCAAACAGAGGTTGGCAATTGCCACCGCAGTTGCTACCAACTTCATCAGCTTCATTTGAAGCGATGGGTCTACACCAATGTATGAAAGCAATTCGGGGTCTATATAAGTGGCTGCAGCTACAATAAAAGCGCAAACGTTCAGCCAGAATGTTTTGCTCATGAAAATTGACTTAGTATCCATACGTTGTTTTTTTGAGGTGATAACTTTTTCTACCCAAAAGGCCCCGCTGCGTTTCTGCAGCGAGGCTTTTTAGCTCTATTATTTAATCAACTATTGTTTGGGTATCCAGAAGTGAATCTTCACCGTGTTATTGAGCGCAGCCAGTCGGTGGTTATTACTTAGCTTCAATACACAACTGCCATCGGTCTGACTCGTTATCTGCACCCTGGGGCATCCGTTCCCGGCTGTGCCTGCCGTGAGCAGGATAGGGCTGGTAGATTTGATAAAGCTGTTGTTGAACGTAAAGCTGGCGCTGCTATCATCGGCTGCAATGGTCGAGCTGACGGTAGTAATTATACCGGCATCGGCATTGAGCGTTACGGCTGTGGTAATGGAGCTGCTCTGCGTTACGGCTGCTACATACTCGGGCTGTCCGGCATTATTAGCTTTTATGAAAGTTACACCATTGTAGAAGTAATTTCGATAAGCTGTGCGCCCCACTAAAATGGTATCTATCACCGTGGTTCCCTGCTTCACGTAAACCGTGCGGAGCGAGTCGGTTCGGCTGCTGGCCAGTTTCAGTAAGAGCTTAGCACCCGGATACACATAATCACTTTTAGTGATGATAGCGTAGGCGTTATCTGTCATGGTATCGCAGTTCACATAAGTTTCCAGATCGGTTACCGAAATAGCCAGGGTATCATCATACGCCAGGTCGCGGTATTTAAAAGTTGGAAAGGTGTAATTGCGCGAGCTGTCTACTCCGCGCGGAAACTTGAACGATACGTTTTTACCGTTGTAATAAAGCTGAGCGGTTGCCTGGTTGGGCAAAGCGGCCATAGCGATGGTTAGCGTGAGTAACGCTGCAAAGATTTTTTTCATGATCATGTTTTTTGTTTAAATGGTTAAGTCTTAATTCTTAGTGCCGCCAATGCCCCGCTGCGTTGCTGCAGCGAGGCTCTTGGGCTTGGGGCCTGCTCGTTTGGTGGTGTGCCCGCTTAGTTTACACCTCGCGGGCGGGTTCCACCATCTTCTTTAGGCAGTTTTAGCTACCAATGCGCCTACATATTTTGCTCTCAGCTGCTTAGCTATAAAAGCTACACGAGCACTGATGAACGAAGCCTGGTAAGAGGCTGTATCTAAATCTTTGAACAATTTGATGCTACCCTGTGCGCGGGCTACCTCATTCGCCACAAAGGCAAACGATGCAATCAAATCACCGGCTTCGCTGGCTGCGTTCCAGGCTTTAATAACCGGTGCGCCATCGGTGGTATAGCGAGGCACTGCGGTGCTCACATAAGCTTCAAAGCCAAACAATTTGAACGATGCATTCGGGTCGGTTGGCACAAAGCCCTTGAATAAATCTTTGTCCTCACTCTGCAAATCGCCCAGGTGGGTTGGGTTAAGCACCAGGATACGGGCTCCCGGCACATCCAGATTGCGCATCGCTACATCCAGATCAATCACATCATTTAGAGTAATCTTCTTAATACCACCGCTGGTAGCACCGCTGGTGCGCACAATCGGAGTGTAAGTGCCGTTAGCAGCCGGAGCATACTGAGTAGCGCTATACTTCAATACTTTTTCAGCAAGGGTATCAGCGTGACGCATCACTCTGTCCTGCATAATGTTATAGGCACGGGTGCCCTGAGCAGTTTCGGTAATCTTGGTGCGGATGGTGCTGAACGATTTCAACTCCAGCGTTTTAGGCGTGTCTTCGTCATCGGCAATATCCAGCGGGTCTACATGGTCGTAATCTTCAATTACATCCGGGTCGCTGCCAGCTTCGGCAAAGTTTATTACATCGTTTTGCACATAAGCGCTGAAATCTCTCGCTCTGGCTAAGAAGGAACCATTACTTCTGAACTTTTTCAAGAGCTCAGCCAGATATACTTCCTGGGCCAGTCCGGCATGGAAAGCCGACAGGCTGAAAGCTGTATGAGCTCCGGCAATGTGTTTATATAAGTTGATAGCTATACCAACACATACTATAACACTGGCACCGGCTACAACCGGCAAACCGATAGCATAGGCTAAGAAACCGCCAACAAAGGCATTATAAGCAAGGGCAGTTACAATAGCTGCCAAAAGGAAGATGATTGATTTGTTTTTCATGTTTGCTGTTTTTAGAGTTTAGTTGATGGCAGAACTTTAAAAACGTGATTGAATATGGTTTAGGACGATTTAGTGGTTCCAGTTAATTTCGCTCTCAGCAATACCACTGGCAGCACATAACTTAATGTAGGCAGGCTTGTCTTCTGCTTTCATTTTGTCCAGCTCAGCTTGTTTGTCGTTTTCGTAGTAATCGCTGATAGTTTTCAGTTCTACTACCGCAGCGGCACCCTGGCCTGCACCAGCCGAAGCCTTATCTACCTGTGCAGCTAAATTTTGAGCCGGGGCAACAGCCGGTTTAATGGCATCTAATCCCGATTTAGCCGTTTTGAAATCAGCTTTCAAAAGCGTTTCCCAGGTTGGCTTTTGCTCTTCGGTAATTTTACCGGCAGTAACCGCAGCTGTTAACTCTACCTGAATGGCCTGCGCAGCGCGTTCCTTTTCAGCATTTTCCCAGGCTGTTTTAGCAGCTGAGAGAGTTACATTCTCGTTTTTCAAATTGGTTAGGGCAGCTGTAATTTCTGCATCTGCCGCATCAGCCTTCAGGCCGAGCGTGCTTATTAAAAGGGTTTTAAAGTCCATTTTATTGTTTGGTTTTTGTTGACTTGTTTGAGGAGAGGCAGAAAGTGACAGACGGATATCCTTAATGGTTTTTTCATCCATCAGGTTTCCGCTGTTATCATACAGCTGAACAGTGTCTTCATTAGCGCCTATGGTGCAAAGGCTTATTTCTTTCAGTTCGCATTCAGCTAACACCAGGGTTTCAGCCGGTAAGTTGTAATCGCTGCCCATAGCCCACTTAATAGGTTTAAGGCCCAGGCTGGTTCCGTTCAGGAAACCATCATTAAACTCCTGTTCTTTTTGTTTGGCAAAATCATTCTTGCTGTTAAACTCGGCCTCTCCGAAAATTTCGGAACCGCTAACGCTCAGGTTATTCCAGCGGCCAATCAGGCGCTCCATATCGTGCATGTAAAGCATCACCGGGTTCTTTTGAAACCGGCTTAACTTAATGCCCGCAGTCAACACTACGAAGCCGTAGTAATTTTCTGTTTGCGATTGAACTTTGATTTTTTTTGCAGGCACTTGTTTGCTTTTGACGATGCAAACATGCAGCGCCAAAAACGGCTCTGCAACTCGTTTTGCGGCCTGTGCGGGCTATTACCCGCAACGCCCGCAACAATCTTTTTTATCATGCACTATGTAACACACCTTTGCCATCATGGCAAAGGCACATCCCAAAAAAGAATTAGCAAGAATGATGTATGTAGAGCATGGCATTGATGCGAAAGCTATCAGTGAAATGCTTGACATCAGCGAGAACACAATCAGCAAGTGGGTGAACAGTTATGAGAACTGGAAACAACAGCGACAGGTGCGCATGTTATCACCCGATAAACTGATTAGTCACTTCTATGAACAGAGTGAAGAAATCATTAAGCAATCGAAAGATGAGAAGCGACCTATTAACAGTGGTGAGGCAGATGCTTTAAACAAACTGGCTTCCGCTATTCAGAAACTGGATAAGAAGATAGACCCGAGTATCAGCATGTCAGTATTCAGAAACTACAACAACTATCTGATGCAGATAGACCCTTTACTGGCCAAACAGAATGCAGAGCACCAATTAATGTACATACAACAGCTGATGAATGAAAGTAAATAGCAGCGATGTTAAACGGTTTGAAGAGCACGTAAAAAAGATACGTGAAACGGTATCATTGATATACACCAGTGAGAGTGCTGCTGATAAAGCTAAGCGTATTAAACGTTTGCTTAAAAACAACAATGAGTTTGTTCAATATTATTTTCCGCACTATACCGAAGATGCCCGCAAAAACAGGCATGTAGACATTGCAGACTTTCATGATGACTGGATGAGTGAAGTAAGTCGTAACCCGAATTTCTTTGGTGTGGCAGAATGGCCTCGTGAACATGCCAAGAGTGTGGTGAACTGCATTTTTATACCGATGAAGCTCATAGCTACGAAACAACTGGATGGGCTTGTTTTAGGTGGTAAAAGCGAAACAGCAGCTATCCGCTTACTCAGTGATGTGCAGGCTGAATTACAATTCAATCAGCGGTTTATCAATGATTTTGGTTTGCAATACCAAAGCGGAACCTGGGAGAAGGGAGAGTTTACCACTAAAGGGGGTGAATATTTTATCGCTATTGGTAGAGGACAAACACCGCGTGGTATTCGTAAAGGAAGTAAACGCCCTAATGTAGGTATCCTGGATGATATTGACGATGATGAAATGGTTCAGAATCCATCGCGGATTGATGAAACCATGAAATGGATAAGAGGCGCATTCTTAGGTATGCTGGATATTCGCCAGAGCCGCTTTTTAATGGGAGGTAACCGGATACATCCGCAAAGTTTATTAGCGCACATGGTTGGTGATATTGATGAAAATACACCGAAGAACAAAGCCGTTTATCATAGTAAGGTAGTAGCTACCCAGGATGGAACTTTAACCGGACAGCCTACCTGGCACCAGAAGTTTACCCGCGAGGAACTGGCCCGTAAGTTTGAACAGATGGGATACTACATGGCTTTGCGTGAGTTCTTTCATAAAGCAATCATTGTAGGTAAGGTATTTAAGCAGGAGTGGATTCACTATGATAAAATACCTCCATTGAAACAGATGGATTGGATAGTGTATTACTTCGACCCAAGCTACAAGCCGAAAACCAGTAACGATTTTAAGGCCATCCGGGTATGGGGTAAGCTGGGCACTAAACTATATCTCATTAAGAGTTTCGTAAGGCAATGTTCAATTACCTCTTGTGTAAAATGGATGTATGATGAATATGAAGCGATTTTAAAGAAAGATATCAGCGCTGAATTTGTGATGGAAGATGTTTTTCTGCAGGATCAGTTCTACGAAGATTTTGATGCAGAGGCCGAGCTGCGTGGTAAGTATTTACCTATCCGGGGCGATATGCGAGATAAGCCGGACAAATACGTGCGTATTGTAAACACCGCTCCGCTCTATGAACGGGGCATGGTTATTTACAACGAAGCCGAAAAGAAAAGCCCGGATATGCGCATCGGTGAACAGCAGGTTTTAGGATTTGAAAAAGGCAGTGGTGTGCATGATGATGCACCCGATGCCGATGAAGGTGCCATTTATATTTTACAAAAACGTGGGCGTGTATCAAAGTCAAAACCAATTATAGGTATGCGCAATAACGATATAACAGACTGGTAATATGAAAAACTACACGGTAGAAGAAATTCAAGCCCGATTCAAGGAATTAGGCTTTACCTGGCATAACTGTCAGTTGGTAGGCATTCGCAGCCGCGAGGATAAGCCGGATGTATTTGATGATGTAATGCATGTGTTTAATAACGAACAGCACCTGGTTATGCCATGCACGACTAATCCGGGGCGCTACTGGCTCATGAACCCGATGAACCCGAAAGGAACAGCTGTGGTATTAGCTAACCGCCAATACACCAACCTGTGGAAGCTCGGCTTACATCAGGGTAAGTATAAAGCCCTGGTGCAGGCTTTCCCTATTTACGTATGCCGCGATGCCGACCGCGATGAAAAGAGCGAAGACAACGGCCCTACCGACTTCGGATACTTCGGTATCAACTTTCACCATGCCAATGCCAACCTGAAAAGTGTGGTGATAGGTAAATGGAGTGCAGGCTGCCAGGTAGTTCCCGACCCGGTGCAATATCAGCAGGCGTATGATATGCTGGCCAACAGCGGAAATAATTTTTTCACCTACACTCTGTTAAACGAGTGGTAAATAAACAGCCATGTCATTCATAACCGAAGACGATTACAAACTGCAAATCCGCGATTACGAACTGGATGAAGTAACCGGATATACCGAAGCCATACGCCTAAGCAGTGAACTGGCCGCACAGGCCGAAATGGAAAGCTATCTGCGCGATCGCTATGATGTTGCCGATATCTTCTCCAAAACCGGTGATGACCGCAATAAACTCATTGTGATGTATCTGATAGATATCAGCCTCTATCATTTGTTTGCGGCCATTACACCGCGCAATGTGCCCCAGGTGCGTTACGACCGCTATACCGCAGCCATTAACTGGCTGAAGGCCGTAGCCAAAGGAAACATTAACCCGGATTTACCGGCTGCCGAAGATGCCAGCGGAGAAACTGCAGGCACCAGTTTATTCGGCAGCTCCACCTTACCCGGCACTAATTGGTAAACCATGCTTGTAACTATGAGACCAGAAACCAAATACACGCCCTTTGACGGCAAAATTATTATTACCCTGACCGATGAAAACGGGGAGGCATTACCCATTGCCGATTACAGCGATATACAGGTTTACCTGTTTGTAAACGGCACGCTCAAACTGAAATACCGGAAAACAGCCGCTACCGGCTTTAAAGCCTGGACAGATGGCGAAGACGAAGCGGCCAATGTGATTCACTGTCCGTTAACCGTTGCCGAAACAACCGGATGGCGGGGCCTGATTAACTCCGCAACCGTATTGGTGAAAGATGATGCACACAGCGAACCCATTGTGAAGGTTGAATTCATAGCCCAAAAAAGCGGCATTTAAAAGCTCTTTTAATCCTGATTAAAGTCATATAAAACACACCCCGTGACCTCAAAAAAGAAAACCGCCCCCGACCAGTTAGTTATTAGCCGGTTAATTGAAGAAACCAATTACCGAACCAAGCAAACCATTGATACCTGGAGGCAGGCTATCACTTATGCCGAATCGCTGGAGCTGGCTGACTACCTGCCCCTGTATATGCTGTTTCGTGAAATAGAGCTGGACGGACACGTGCACGGCCTGATACAGCAGCGCGTAAACCGTTTGCTGGGGCAGAAGTTTCGCCTGGTGGATGATGCCGGTAAAGAGCAGCCAGAAGCCTGGAAGCTGTTTGAAACTTCGTGGTTCTATAAGTTTCTGGAGCTGGCGATGGAAAGCCGGTGGTGGCATCACAGCCTTATTCAGCTGTGGGATGTAACCGATAACGGATATAAAACCGTGAAGCTGGTGAACCGCAATCACGTATTACCTCGCACCGGGCAGGTCAGTATCCGGCAAATGGATCAAACCAATTTAATAAACTACCGGGAGCCGAAGTATTACGACTGGCTGGTGGAATGTGGTAACCCCTTAGATTTAGGTTTGTTCAATCGCGCAGCGCCTAATTATCTGATTAAAAAGAACGCCCTGCTGGAGTGGAG